GCAAGCTGAAAGTGACGGAACTACCCCTAGTCCTAGTGACTTGGAAGGACGCTGAGCACGATAGCGACTTCTCGGGCGAGGTGCACGAGGCCGGAAACCTGCCAATTCTCGTCTACGCCGGGTATTTGGTCAAGAAAACCGCTGAAATGGTCGTTGTAGCTAGCGAAATCTGCGAAGAGGACAATACCGTGAGATTTATCATCAGTATTCCAGCCAAAATCGTCGTTACCATCAAGGAACTGACCTAGAAATGAAGAATAAGTACGGTTTTGACATAGAAGCTGGGGCAAATCCCTTCTACGAGATGAGCCAGCCTAAGCTGGAAGCCGGCGATGACTGGAAAACAGCCAAACGTCAGGAATACGTAGCCGAAGCCCAGCGTTACGGCAACTTCATTGACTTTCTAGTCTGGCTAAATCAGATGCCCTTCAGCTTCGTGCCGACCCAATCGCCCGTCATGGTCCGCGCCCCAAACTACTACGTTGGTAAGAACCTCCTAAACCCCACCCCCCGGCCCTTAATCGACACAAAGGCCAACTACCGCTCGAAAAACATGGTAGAGCCCTTCATCATCGACGGGGCGGACCCGGCCATTAAAAACCTACCCACTAAGAACTACAACAAGCAAGGCGACCAGTTTACCTCACATATACCTACTAACGAGCTTATAGACCCGTGGCACTATGCTAATATCTCGCCAACATGGATTAACCAACAACTACGGCGTGAACCATCGCTGGAAAGTCCTATAGCCCGTGGCCTACCAACCGAGGCAATGATTGACTTCAACAAGCCCCAGCTTCAATACACAAATCCAGCGAACATCTTCACCAATCTGCGCGCCATCCCCGGCCTACCCCTAGCCCTCAGCCCGTTTGCCGGTACCAAGGTCGCCGAGGCCGTCCCCGCCCTTAAATCCGTCCTAGGCAACACTAAGAACCCCCTAGAAACCGTATCCGAGCCTGTTGCTAAGGGTCTACTAGACGCGCTCGTGACTGGTGCCAAAGTCGTAGGCCCGGCCCGCCAGTTAGTCCCCGAGCCCATAAAAGCCAAAATCCCGGCGCACGTACGTGCTATGCTTCACTACTTCGTGGGCGGTGGCGAGCCAACCGACCTCGGCCTTAAGCACGAGCAAGTAGCAAAATATACCGCACACATACCGCACGGGCGCGCCGGCCTCCTACCCGAAGATTACGAGAACGCCTTCAGGATGTATGACCAGTTTGCGGTCGCCGGGAAAGTACCTAAGTATAAACATGAGGATGCTATACCCGCTGTAACGGGAACCGATAAAGCAGTATATCGTTCTCTTAACAAGTTCTTCCAAGACCAAGAAACCGGAGATATCTACGATGATTACAGGTTCTATGACCTACGCGCGGAGCGCCGCGGCGACCTGTCTACTTCAATAAGTCATAGTAAAGTCTTAGGTAGGTTGGGTAAAGCGGCGCTAGACGCACTCAGCCCAAAACGCCATTTGGCAGACATAAGTGGACGGGCACAAGATGACTACGAGTTCCGCGTATGGCTAGCCCAGAAGGGCACGCCCTTTCCCGTAGTAATCAAGAACCCCAAGACCGGCGTAACCGAGATTAACGTAACCGCGCCTAGGACGCCCACGGGCTTCGAGAATGGTATGGTTGCTCCCGAATTATTCCAGCTAATGGACAGGTTTAGAAGAAAATGAATTTCGAACTCTACCGCCAATTAGAGCGTAGAAAGTGCCGAGACAGCTTCTGGTACTTCCTTTTGTCAGGATTTGGCGCGAAGTACAACCCCAAAGGAGTACGCTGGCTAGACGAGCAAATCCACAAGCCCATGTGCGACTGGTTCGAAGGGCATGTAAAAGCTTGGATAGAAGCGCGAAAACATGGAAAAGGATACCCCCTCTACCTCATGGTTCTGGTTCCCCGTGACGTTGGGAAAACTACAACAATTAGCCAAGCCGGGCTCCTATGGATGCACCTACTTGACCCCGACATTTCTACCTACATTGGTTCGGAGCGAACTGAATTCGCAATTGACGTTCTTGAGCCAATCAAAAATGTTATGGCAGGAAACGACGTTTACTCCCGCTTTAGTTGGCTTTACGGGAACTGGAACGCCCCCGAACGTACGTGGAGCCAAAAGCAAGTCGTCCACGCCGCCCGGACCAACCTCAGCCGTAAGGAACCCAGCTTCGGTATATGGGGAGTCGAGTCTGGGATTACCGGCAAGCATCCAGACGTGCTCTGTCTTGACGACCCGACGAGCTATGAAAAGATGGCCGCTGTTGGCAACTGGCTGTCAGTGGTCAACTCGCACGTTGACAGCCTTATACCAGTTCTCCCGAGCGATGGATGCCTTATATTCGTCGGCACACGCTACCATGACGGCGACCACTTCGGAGTGGGACTTAAGAAAGAGGGCCTTAGGTCTATCTCAGGAATGGACATGCCCAATGCCAGTCCTGTCCCTGATGGCAAGTGGCATTGCTACTTCCTATCTGCAAGAGACGCTAATGGCGTTCCATCCGTCCCTTCCGTCTGGCCCGAATCCCGCCTAATGGACTTCAAGCGCAAGAGCCCCCTCCGGTACGCCGCGCAAGTCCTAAACGATCCCATGAACTCAGAACTTAATGAGCTTAACCCAGAGCGATTAGCCCGTTACACTCTTCCCCCCGAGCAGATTCCCAAGAATCTCAGAATCACCCTGCACCTAGACACCGCCTTCAAGTCCAACGAGCAGAAGGCGAGGGGCGACTACAGCGTAATCGTCGAAATGGGCCATACCATCGACGGCAGCGGAATCGTGTACTTCCTAGGTGCCCACGCCAGCAATTCGTGGGGATACGAGGATTTCCGCGATATGCTCATAAGCCGCTACCAGTTCTGGCGCTCACAGGGCAAGCGGGTAACCCTGATAACCGACGAGGCCCTAATCGGCAAGGGCATGGATATGTGGAAGCAAGTCCTCCAAGGCTGGTTCCACGCCATAGACGTGCCCATGCCCCCCTTAGCCATCCTCTCCCGAGCAGGTAAGAAGAAGATAAGCCGGCACCACGATGCCAGCCAATTCATACTCGATTCCAAGGTGTACTTCAATCAGGAGGCCAAGGGGCTTGACATGCTCTTTGACCAACTTTCGAAGATTGGCGGAAGCGAGTACGACGACCATATCGACGCCTTCTCGGATGCGTTCCATCCAGAGTGCTATAATGTTATGCACAGGTTAGGTATGCAGACGAAGCCTGACGAGCCCATTAAGTACCCGTGGGATGACTACCTGAAGATGCCCGTAGACGATTACCTTCGCCGCGACGCAGAAAGAGCTATCGGAGGCTACTAAACATGGGGGATGCTGCCGCTGGTCCGCCTCCACCAGCCGAAGCCCGCAAGGGTCGGCGCTCCCCCAGAAAGTCCTATGAAAATCGTTGTGTTCGATATCGAAATCGCCAAAAGCGTTGAAAGCGTAAAAGGTGGATGGAACGCTGCTCGGGAGGGGGCATGTGGCGTAAGCTGCGTCTGCCTCTGGGACTCCGAAACTGACCGGGCGCATGTGTACGACGACCACACGATTGAGGAGTGCATGAACCACCTAGCCTCAGCCGACCTTTTAGTGAGCTTCAACGGCAAGGGCTTCGACGTGCCCGCCCTAGAGGGGTACACGGGGATGGCCCTAAGCCACGTCCCGCATTACGACATTCTGGACGAAATCTGGCGCGCCTCAGGGAAGAAGATTAAGGGCTACAGGCTGGCTGAGGTAGGGGCACGCACAACCGGCCGCGAGAAGTCAGGAACTGGTGAACATGCTCCCGAGCTATTTGCGAAGGGGCGCTGGGGCGAACTAGTGGATTACTGTATTAATGACGTTTACATGACAAAGGACTTATTCGAATTCATTGTCGAGAACGGCTACGTGTTAAGCCCCGACCTAGAGGAATTCTACGTCGAAAAGCCGGTTCTAGAGGAAATTAGCTAATGCAATATGGCGAATCATGGCTGACTGACGGCCAAGTGACCAAAGAAGCCGTCCTCCGTCTTGTGAACACACGCCGGAAGTTCGCCGAAGACGAATACCAGCGATTCTTCCAGTTAACGAAGGGCTGGTACAGCATTTTCCGTGGAATTGGCGCGATGGCCATGAATGGCCGTAACAACGTAATCGTGCCCGCCCTTTTCAGCCAGATTATGTCCGATGTTGTCAATAAGACGCAGGCCATCTTCCAAGACGCCGACATAATCCAGTTTATCCCGAATAGCGACGTAGAATCGTCGACTGCCCAGAAAAACAGCAATCTGGTGAACATCCAGCTAGCCGAATGCGATAGCTACCTGAAGGCCGTGGACTTTTTCATGTCTGCCGCTGTTTATGGGACCGGATTTGCGCGTACAAGCTGGAAGCTCGACCGCAAGACCAAGATGTACCGCGTAAACGTCATGGGTCAAGAGCAGGTCATCCCGAGCGTGAAAACCAACTTCGACGGGCCTAATTGGGAAGTCGTGGACATTCTCGACCTCCTGCCCGAGCCGGGAAAGAAGCGGCTGCGCGATTGTAACTGGATAATCCATACCTACTACATAGACCTTGACGATTTGCTGGAAATGCAGACGGGCGAAGGGCTTCCGATGTTCAGCATGGACAGTATAGACGAGTTGCTATCAAGTCCTATGGGAGCCGACGCCCGTGATGCATGGAGAATGCGAACTAACGTTTACAGGACGTGGACCGACTACTCGAACCGCGCTCACGTCACAATGGCGAAGCCCATCAGAATCGACGAGTATTGGGGCAAAGTACCGAGTGAGTTTGGTATAAACGGAGACAGGAACCTCGTAATCACCGTTGCCAACGAGAAAGTGGTCCTAAGATACGAGCCCAACCCATTCTGGGACGATGAACTCCCGTTCCTAGCCTATACACCGATGCCGGACATGCATTCGCTCCATGGCACGGGTAAGGCCGAAATTGCCGCGCCTCTGCAAGCTTCTATCAACAAACTGGCTACAATCAAGCTGGATTCGCTGGAAATCTTCGCTAATCCGGTTTTCGCGGTAAACGAGAACTCCGACCTCGCCCAGCGAGGCAATATCGTGATGCGGCCCGGACTAATGCTTCCGGTGGCTGGTGAGGACATGGGAAGAGCAATTCTCCCGATTAGCCCCGATTTGCGCGCCCTACAGATGACCTACGAGGAAATTGCCTCGCTCTCGGGTATGCAGCAGCAGGGAGTCGGTATTCCGAATGACGTAGTGCAGGGAATGGAAGGCCCCGACCGCGAGACAGCCCGTGGCGCGATGATGCGTAAAGACGCCGCTATGGGACGCCTAGCCGGCGAATCCACCCAAGCCGAGCAGCAGTTCATCATTCCGCTAGCCCAGCGCATGAAGTACTACGACCAGCAGTTCCTTCCGTTGCCCAAGCAGATTCGCCTTATCGGGCAGGACGCCATCATCGACCCCGAGAGCGGGCTGCCGATTATTGGCCCCGAGCAGACCGTGGGTTATGGCGATTTGAACATGGAGCACAAGTGCCGCGCTATGGGTGCAAGCCGCCTCACAAACAAGCAGATGATGTTCCAGCAGCTTATGACCTATCAGCAGATGGCCGCTGGCAACCCAATCACCCTAAGCATCACCAACTGGGTGAACTTCACCAAGCTCGTCGCCAAGTCGCTTAACCTAAGCGTGACAGAGCTTCTAATCCCACAGGCGCAGATTCCGCAGCTTAACCTAGCCGCCTTCATGGGGCAGACCGGACAGGGCGGAGAAGGCGGTGGTCCTACAGGTACGACGCAGGGAATGGGCCAGCTAACCGGAGTAGGCCCGCAGGTGAACGGACAGATACCAAATATGGGAGGCTCAAGTGATAGTTACTAACCTCGGCGAAGAGGAACGCCGACAGCTAGCCGCGATGTTCGTGTCCGGCGGCTGGAACCTGCTAAAGCAGGATTTAGAGAAACGTAAGACCGTTCTAGTGAACGACCTTATAGATAGTGTGGACCGTGATAAGGACGCCGACCGGCGTGCCATGATTCACGCTATCAACAGGCTTCTAGCCATCGAGCGGGAGATTTTCCTACCTATCCCCTCCCCCGAGCAGGAAGCATTCAGGATACCCGTGCCTAACGTCAACCGTTATGGAAACGTGGTATCATAAACAAAACGCGGACAACCCGCAGAAGGAGTAAAGATGGACGTTGGACAACCCAACCAGCCAGAAGGCCAACCCGAGGGACAACCCCAAGTCCCAGATTTGTCAGGCTTGCTTAAAGACGGCAAGATTCTCGGCAAATATGAGACACCGGAAGCGGCCGCAGAAGGGTACTGGAATTCAGTGAATGAGATGAATTCAGCTAAGGAAAAGCTGAATATGGCAATGCAGGTTATAGAGGCGATGCAGAAGGGTCAACCCCAGCATCCCGTACAGCCGCAAGTGCCGTCTTATGAGAAGAACCTAGAGACGATGGGAATTCCCCTAAACGACCTTACGCAACTGGTAAATGCCAGAGCTGAGGAAATCGCGGGTAGAGTACTGCAAAAGCATCTCAACCCTATGGTACAAGGGGCACAGGCCCACGCTCAGATGGAAGCTTCTTTCCCTGATTTTAAAGAGAACGTAAGTGCTATTCTCAACGGCGTAAAAGCCGACCCAGCCCTTGCGAGCACTTTTGATGCGCTACTGGAGGCTGGACAGCCTCTAGCAGCACTTAAGCTGGGATACTTTGAATGGAAGACCAAGAGCCCTGCTAAGCCGAACGCGGATTTGGAAGCTGCTAAAAGGGCAGCCCAGAGCCCCGGTTCTGCGGGAAGCGTGGGACGCACGGGAAATATGTCTACAGGCCCAAGTCAAGCCGACCTTGACCAAGCTATGGCAGCACATCTAGCCGGCGATTCTATGCCTCTGTTCGACCTAAAGCTCAAGGGAATCCCACTCACATATTCGGAGCAGATGGAAGCTCTGATGCGGGGACGAATGAACTAAATGGCTAATCCCATTTCAGGCGCATGGACCTCGTATGGCGTAGGTTGGCCTAAGAGCATTGATGCTAATGCGACTGCTTCTGCGGTTGGTAACAAAGAACAGTTCCTTGGCGAAATTGCTATTCTAGACCCTTCCGACACGCCTACGTTTGCCATGCTCACAAAGGAAACATGGCCGGCTCCTTATCAGGAATGGCCTATCGACAGCTTGGCGGCAACGTCAACTGCGTCATCTCCTGAAGGCTGGGAGTTTGATGCGACTGCCCTAACTGGTCGTACACGTTACAACAACATCACTCAGGCATTCCACAAGGGCATTCTGGTGTCTCGTAGACAGCAGCAGATGGCTCAGCGTGGGGTAACTCAGGGTGTTGGCGACGAGTACCGCTACCAGCTAGGCAAGAAGCTGTTGGAGCTTAACCGTAACATCAACGCACGCTTGCTGGCCTCAGGGACAGCGATTGCGAGCGTAACAGGAGCGACAGGCGCTGGTAGCGTTATGGCTAACATCCTAGCGTTCCCTGTAGTGGTAACTAACGTTTCAGGTGCCTTTGCGACAGCGAGCTTCGCGGCTCTCCACCGTAAGTTGGACGAGCTTGGAGCTACCCCCGACACGATGATTGTGTCGAGCGGAGTTAAGGCGGATATCTCAAACCAGATTATGGGTCTGGGAGCCGGTGGAGTTGCATACGCGACAGCCGGTGTAAGACGTATCAACGCCTACGCAACTGACAAGGAACTATCGGCTATCGTGGAAGTAATCGAAGACGACTTCGGTCGTGTACAGATTTACCGCGACCGTTGGGTTCCGACAGCATCAGCCGCAAATGGTACTGCGACAGCCGTAACAGGTATTGACTTGACAGCAGGAAGTGC